GGGATGTAAGTTCAAGTTTAATTCCTCATAGTGATGATACTTACGATTTAGGTTCATCTGGTAATGAATGGAAAGATTTATATATCGATGGAACTGCTAATATAGATAACTTAAATGCAGATATTTTAAGTACTTCTTTAAGTGCTTCAATAAACTTAGCTACTTTTACTACTAGTGGTAGTGCTGGGTCTTCATATGTATCAGCAATTAGGTTTAGAAATTTACCAACAACTGAAGCTCAAGCTAGATTAATAGGAACAGGTTCTTTATATCTAGGAGGACCTTCAGGATCAAACAGTAATTACTTGGTTGTTTTTACTGGTTAATATGTATAATAAAATAATAAAAATGTTATGGGAGTGTTAAATAAATTATTTTCCGGAGGAGCTAGTAAATTAGTTGAATCGGTAGGAGGTGTGTTAGATAATGTAATAACCACTAAAGATGAAAAATTAGAAGCAAAAAGAAAATTAAAAGAATTAATATTAAAACATGAAGCTGAAATGGAACGTAATATAACGGACCGTTGGACTGCAGACATGAATAGTGATTCTTGGTTAAGTAAAAATGTAAGACCTCTTGTTCTTATATTCCTTGTTGTCTGTACAATGCTTATGATATTTATTGACGCAGGAACAATTAAATTTACTGTTGAAGAAAAATGGACAGACCTGCTTCAACTTGTATTAATAACCGTGATTGGTGCCTATTTTGGTGGTAGATCACTTGAAAAAAGAAAAAAATAAAATAAAATGGCAAAATTTGATTATAGAAAATGGGTTGTAGAAAACAAACATTATGGTTCATTAAATGAACAAAACAATATAACTTGTTATGGGTGTTATAATTATAGCCCTGTAAATGTTTATTCTTCTAATATGCAATCACAGATAGTATCAGTAGAATATAGTGGAGAAGTAACAAATCAACAAATGTTTGACCCTTATGTTGGTAACGATGTTTGTGGGTATTCTTCTCAACTAGGAGCAGAAGTACCAAATTTGGGATATTTTGGAACTGTAGGATATATGTATAGTTCTTTAGAAGCACTTGGAGCATCAAATACTTGTTCAGCAAGTCAATATATGGAATTTACATCATCTATTGACGATACTGATTCAGAACCTGTACTTGGATGTGATGGTTTTGCAATGTTAGATCCATCTTTTCAAGATACTGTTTGTAATAATTGTGCAGAAGGCCAAGCCAATATGCATTGTGAATGTTGTCCTGGAATGGATGATTACACACTCCCTACAGGTAGTTTAGGACAACCTGCTCCGCCAATGCAAAAAGGACCTTCTTTTTCAGCTGATAAAGCTAAAAAAAGACGAGAAAAACGCTTACAGCCAAAAAAATTAGGAGAACTAAAAGATTTAAAAGAAGTAAAAAATTCGATTAAAACACAACTTCAAAAACTTAAAATAAAAAAAAATATAGATAATATTATAGAAAGTAAAATTCAAAAATATATAAAAAAACCACCTATAGATAAAAAATAGATAGTTCGATTCATAGCCGAACGATTAAAAACAAAATTTTGAAGAGCTGTGGCCTTATTTGGTCTACAGCTCTTTTTTTATTATATACAATAATATGGAAAATACATTAATAATAGGAGCAGGGGTTGCAGGAGTAAATGCGGCTACAAAATTAGTTGATAACAATTATAAAGGTAATATTACTATAATTGATATGGGTAATGATCCTTTTAACCGTAAGCCTGAAGAAGTAATGACAGGATTTATGGGAGCTGGTGGATGGTCAGATGGTAAATTAACTTATCATACATCTATAGGAGGTCATATGTCTAAATATTGTGGTGATAAAAAAGCTATGGAATTAATGGATCAGGTTATTGATAATTTTAGAAGATTTCATCCTAAACCTGAAGTAATTCAATGTTCTCATCCCGTAAAAGAACCGGATTTTATTAAACCTTATTTTGGTTTGCGCCTATTCCCCGTATGGCATATAGGAACCGATTATCTACATGAAATTGGCAAGAATTGGTATACATATTTGACCGATAATGGAGTTAATTTTAGATGGAGAGAAAAAGTAAATAATATTGATTTTGATAAACAAGAAGTTTATACAGACATTTCACAATTTAATTATGATAGACTTATTTTTGGTGTAGGTAAATCAGGTATTGATTTTGGAAAACAATTAGCTGAAAAATATGAATTACCAACAGAACCTAAACCAGTACAGATAGGAGTTAGATTTGAAGCACCACAACATCACTTTCAAAAATTAATTGACATATCGTATGATTTTAAATTATATAGAAAATTAGACAATGTAAGTTTAAGATCATTTTGTACAAATAATAATGCTGCTTATGTTGCTGTAGAAGATACTTATGGTAATCATTCTTATAACGGTCATGCTAAAAAAGATGAAGCATATAGAAATGATATGACTAATTTTGGTATATTAATGGAAATTAGAGGTATAGATAAACCGTTTGATTGGTCAAGAGAAGCAGTTAAAAAATTACAAATAGGAGAAACTGGTACATATTATTCACCTAGTAATAGAATACCTTCTAAAACATCAGAAGGTAATTTAGTTAGATGTGTAGTAGTAGAAAATACAGAACCTTTATTTGACGCATTAGGAGAACATGCTAACCATATAATAGATTTTATTAGGGATATGACTAAAGTATTCCCAACATTAAAAGATGATTGGGGTATTTATATGCCTGAAGTAAAATATTTATCACCTGAACCATTAGTAAATTACAAAAATTTAAGTCTTACTAGGTTTCCTAATGTTTATTTTGTAGGTGATGCATTATCAGCACGAGGTATAACAGTATCAGGAGCTCAAGGTACTTATGTAGCTGAAAGTATATTAGAAAATAAAGAATATCCTGAATTCGTAGAAACAGCAAATTATTAAATTATGAAAGAATTTGGAGACGTAGAAGTAGAAGGTTTTAGAAGAACTGGAGGTAAAAAAAAGTTTAGAAAAAGAAAATTAATTAAAATTGAAGAAGATGGTTCTAAAACAACTGCTTATACTTTAGAAATTAATGGAGAAAATAAACTACATAATTGGGAAGGTCCTGCTTTAATTAATGAAGAACAAAAGAAAAAAGAATACTATTTAAATGGTATTATATACGATTATGATATGTGGAATGAAATTAAAAAATCAGGAGAAGGGTTACCATGGTATAAACAATCAGGAATGAAAGGAGCAAGACATTAGATATGAAAATAGGTTTATGTGGAACAATGAGTGTAGGAAAAACTACACTAGTAAATGCTTTAAAAAAAGAATCTGAATTTAAAAACTATACTTTTAGAACAGAACGAAGTAAACACTTAAGTTCAATGGGTATACCTTTAAATACAGATAGTACTTTAAAAGGTCAATTAGTATTTGCCTCTGAAAGAGCAGCTGAATTAATGCAAGAAAATATAATAACTGATAGAACTATTATTGATGTAATGGCTTTTTGTGAATTATCTAAATCAATGAGTGAAGCTGAAAAACGACATATAAATGGAGTTTTATGGCATCTTATAAAAGAATATGATATTATATTTCATATAGATGATTTATCTGTACCTATTGAAGATAATGGAGTTAGAGAAACAAATAAAGATTATAGATTAGCTATTCATAAAAAAATATCATCTATATTAGGAATGCATAGATATATGCCGGGTAAAGTTGTTACAATATCAGGAACTACAAAAGAAAGAATTAGCAAAATAAAATCTACTTTAGATATGTATAATAAATAATATGTCTCAACAAAATATAAAACAAATAATAAAACAAGAATACTTAAAGTGTGCTAAAGATCCTGTATACTTTATGAAAAAATATTGTTGGATTCAACACCCAACAAGAGGTCGTATTCAATTTAATTTATATAAATTCCAAGAAGGAGTATTAAATCTACTTAACAAAAATGATAGAAGTATAATACTTAAATCAAGACAATTAGGTATTTCTACCTTATCTGCAGGTATAGCTTTACATATGATGATTTTTCAAAAAGACAAATCAATACTTGTAGTTGCAACTAAACAAGATACAGCTAAAAACTTAGTAACAAAAGTAAAATTTATGTATGATGGTTTACCTTCTTGGTTAAAATTAGGTTTTGTTGAAAATAATAAATTAGCTCTTCGGCTTAAAAATGGTTCTCAAATTAAAGCAGTATCAGCAGCAAGTGATGCTGGTAGATCAGAAGCAATTTCTTTGCTAATAATTGACGAAGCTGCTTTTATTGAAGAAAATAGAATAGAAGAAATATGGGGTTCATCACAACAAACATTAGCAACAGGGGGTAAAAGTATAGTATTATCTACTCCAAACGGTACAGGTAACTTTTTTCATAGAATGTGGGTTAAAGCAGAAGAAGGAACTAATGGGTTTACTCCTATTAGACTACCATGGACAGTACATCCTGAAAGAAATGAAGAATGGAGAAGAAAACAGGATGATGAATTAGGGTTAAGAATGGCTGCTCAAGAATGTGATTGTGATTTTACAACCTCAGGTAATATAGTTTTTAATCCTGATCTTTTAAATTATTACGATCAAACATATGCTGCAGATCCTGTAGAAAAAAGAGGAATACAAGGAAATTTTTATGTTTGGGAATACCCTGATTACACTAGAAAATATATGGTAGTAGCAGACGTAGCTAGAGGAGATAGCCAAGATTATTCTGCTTTTCATATTATTGATA